TGACGGTCTTTCTCGTTATTAAGCATCTCTGTCTGCATTTTTTGCTGCTCCATCTGCATAGCTTGTTGCTGCTGCTGTTGTTGAGCCTCTTGCTGCTTTTTCGCTAGTTCTTGTTGAGCTTTCTCTGCTTTACGAATCTTATCTTTAAGACCTGTAAAGTTCTCAGTATCAAACATATCCAGTACTGCAGATGATGGGACCCCATTCTGAATCATGGCTTGTCCAATAGCTCTAGCTTGTTCGAGCTTGTCTTGATCTCTACCAGAGTCTGACACAAATATCCCAAACTCACTTTCCATGTATTTAAGAGAGTCTATGTCAAATGTGTGTATGGTTGTATCTGGGAGTACGTACATACCTTTCTTACCGGCTACCCAAGCTTCTTTAGAGTAGTCAAGCAGACCTTGAAGTTCTCTCTGCTCAAATCGTGCAAACTTGTGGAACAGGTCTTCTGTGATGTGGTTTGACTGTACGATAGCTTGCTGAGATGCTGCTTTACCTTCGTACGGCCCAATCCCGCCTTGTCTTTGTCTATTGACCCCCGATATCTTTTCCCACTCTAGCTGTATAGATTCGAGCAGTTGCAGATATTGGTCTATAGTCTTGATAGACATATCCAGCACAGACTGATGCTGCGGAGATAGCTGTATACCTTCTTTGTTGTAGTCAACCCATGCGATACCTGTACCTTCTACGAAGTACATGAACTTGTCCATGTCCCACTTCTTGGGAATCATGTTGATGTCAAACTGAGCTATGATATCTTTAGATCTTGCGATAGCTAGTTCCATACGATACTTGAAGATGTTGTAGTTCAGCTGATACGGGATCCCAAGGCTAACCAGTGAGATGTTGTCTGAGTTTACATCTGAATACTTTCTCCCGTTTATTGGGAGCTTGCACTTTGACGGATTGTCTAGTGATGTGCGTTGATTAGCTATAGGGTTGATGTCTATATAGAATCTCCCATCTATGCGAGTTCCTTCCCATACTTCATTGACCCACTCGTACCTAATCTTAGCCCCAAGGTCTTTCATCTCTTTTGGGAGACGGAAGCCTTCTTCTACCATCATCTCTTCAGATACCCCGGTCATGGGATCTGGATAGGTAACAAACCCGATACGCTTACGGCTTTTCCAGTATACAGTGATGCATTCTATGAGTCTATTGCGGTAGATGTTTTCATCGCTACCGTTAGCTTCAGCTCTGTATAGCAAGTAAGAATCAGCTGATGTTTGCTGTGGGTTTTCGAGCTCTAGTATTTGCTCGTCTGTCAGTGACTCCCCAAAAGTGTCTATGACTGTAGATGCGTGTGCGTACTTACGCACCATAGCCCAGTCCCCATCTTCTACGAATTCAAGGTCAGGGTCTTTGTCATAGTCTATATCTAGAGGGTTGAGGATCTCATAGAACGGGTCATTCCTAATGACACCCTTGTGAGAGTATACTTCCCCAGTAACTAGGTAATGGAAGAAACCTTTTTGAAACTTGTGTTTGATTTCTTCCTGCTGCATTATGTAGTTAATAGCAGCTTGTCCAGTAAGAGCACGCCTATCTACGTAACTCTTCTCAAACTCCTCCATTATTTGTTCAGGCCCTTGAGGTTGTTCTTGACCTTCCTGAACCTCCATGAACATGTTGCTTACAAACTGCAGCAATCTGTTGTTTTTCTCCTGCTCTTTTACAGACGTACTGTCTCCATTCTGTACTGTTACAGTATAGTTTAGAGGTCTCTTCGACTTCTCTCCGAGAAGCAAGTCTACGATAGGCTTGATGATAGGGTAGTTGCGCAGTTTAGATGGGAAGTTATTCCTAGTCTTACCGTAAGGCTTGAGCACATACCGGTAGTCCTGTTCATCGATTACCCCGTTGTAGTAGTCGTACAGTGACTTGAGATATGATCTCCGTTCACTGACCCCAAACTTAGATAAGTCTATGTAAGCTTCGACACATTCTTCCCTCCACTTCTTGGTCTTCTGGGATAAAGGAATACGCTGTTTAGGGAGGTTAGCTTGTCCATACATGTCTTACAAAATTATTGATATATTTGACTAAACCACTCATCTGCAGACCTATCTTTGAGGATTTCGACGACCTCTTTATTATATAGCTCTCTAGTATGGTACATCCCAACCATTAAGGCCATGACTCTGTCAAAGTTTCCTTTATGGTTAAACTTAATGAGCTCTTGCAGTAGCGCAGGATCGTAGATCCTATGCAGGTTTAGTGTTGTGTTTCCGTCTTCATCCGTATTACGAGGAGTAATCAACCAGTCTCTTATGTATAGCTCACCTTGACGTTTACGTTGCTCGGTCATGTGCATACCGTATTGTCTACGTACAGTCTTGGATTTTAGTTCTCTTTTGTCCAGCATCTCAAACTCCTCCTGTAGCTTATAAAGTTTGCGATATCTCTTGGCGTAAGCAATGAGCTCACCACGATCGTTCTCGAATCCGATCTTTGCGTTGTAGTACTCCGCGAGCATAAATAGATTGCGGTTGTATTCGTCTTGTGTCTTTGGTCGTCCGACATAGCTTGCTACAATTACATCATCAGGTTTAGATAGATTGTTAGGGCGCTTCATTACAAACGCCGCTCCGAGGGACTCGTTGGATCCAGACTTCTCTTGCGCGTACGGGTCATGGCATACGAAGTATAGATTGTGTGGGACTTCCCCCTCTTTGGTTGTGTACGGTGCTTCGTACATTACTACTGCCCCTTCTGTCTTGTCTCCTTTCCTGTGCGGAAACTTAAACACAGGGGTAACTTCTGGGGAGGGGCGAAATGCTATAGCTTTATCTTTGTTGTAGTATAGTACTCCTGCAGTTCCCTCTCTTTCTAGGTTATGTACTTTTATTCTGTTGTATTGCTCTTTCAAAGAAGTCACATCAAACAGGTTAGCTGTTACTTGCAGCGTCGCTTCTTGTGGAGTGAATGGATGCTCTGCAGTATACTGGTCAAGAGCCTTTGGGTCATTGGCACCTTTCTTTTTTTCTCGCTGTATCTCTTCGTGCTCTTTAGCTTCTTGTACCTGCGAATTACCGTCATCGTCTATGAATCCATCTAAGTTTTGATATATAGGGACAAAGTACCCGCACTGCGTACCCATAGCACCTGCGTCCCACTCATTGTCAAACGCTAGACAGTCATAAGAGTTAGGGTGGTAGAATAGTTCTTCCATACCGTCAAACCCAACCCCTTCCTCACCCCCGGTACCGAATGCTATCATGGTCCCGAGAGTTTTTGAGCCTTGACGCATAGTAGGCATAGCTACTTCCCATGCTTTAAGCAGACCTCCAAATGACCCTGCTTCCTCGAAGAAGATGAGGTCCCCTGCTTTACCACGTACTTTATCAGGATTGTCTTTCAGGGACACCCCAATAATCTGGGTCTTCATCCCTAGTTCTACGTCTGCCCCGTTTACGTTCTTCTTGTACCCGGATTGCTTGTGCATCTCACGGTCACGGAGTCGAGGCTGAGTCCAAGCTGTATTGTCATCTATGAAGGACAGGAAGTCCCATGCTTTGGATAAAAGTCCATCCCCAATCAAGTATTCTTTCTGAGATGCGAATACGTAGTTCTTGGAGTTACGCAGTAGGAAGTAGTTGCGGGCAAGCATAGCCCCAGCTTTGTAGGAGAAACCTTTACGACGTGCTTTGAGCACTATCATATGCTTGTTCTCTTTACGTGCTCTGTCTATGGAGTGGAAGTACTCGTAGTCCCCGTCATAGAATGCAGGGAAAGTGCGGTCTCTACGTGCAATCTTTGTCCCATCTGCCAGCTCATCATCTACTACCCTGTCGATAGGACAGAAGTTTAAGTAGAAGTAGTGGTACCCTGTGATGTCCATATACCCTATCAGGCATCTGTTTCTCTGCTCATCCCAATAGTCATAGTACTCTTTTGTCCCAGGTATGGCATCTGTGAAGAAGCCTCTTTCGATATAGTGCTGGGCAGCAGGGGAGTACTTAAGACTATCCTTAAACATTAGTTAGAGTATTTGTTTGTTACTACTCCACCACGGTTAGGGTTCTTCCTGGACTGCTGTTTCTTGACTATCTCCTCTAGATCATCCAAACCGTTTACTACTTTACCCATCTTCTCTAAGTTAGCTATTAGATCTTTAGCTTGATATATAGGTTTCCCGTGATCGTCTATAGCTGTTAGGTCTATTATTTTAAAGTACTGCTCCAACTTGTTGATAGAATGCCGTGCTGCTTTGAGTAGCTTAACTGCATGAGTCTCAGATAGTTCTTTATATTTATTTATACCTGCAAGAACTTTCGTACTGAATTTAACTTTTAAGTCCTGCCCTATTTTCTCTACCCTTTCATCTTCGTCGTAGACAGCATAGGGGGAAGTGTGGTCAGCAAAGAAGTATACAGCCCCAAGTTCTGCTCCCTTCAGTACTTTGAATTCACTGATGGTGAGAGCGTATGGGGAGGGTACTACTACGTTGTTACTTACAGTTATTAGCTCTCGCATTATTCAAATGTTTAAGTCTCCCGGGGAGTACATGGAACTTACCAAGGTATGGGAGTCGTATTGATTCGAATGTCCCTGACTTTATTGTTTGTGCTACGTATTTGAATTGGTAATAGACTGCCTCCTCAATCTTCTGTATCGGGAGGTCGTACTTCGTCGCTAGTATCTGTAGTATTACTTTTTGGTCCATTCTTCCTCAAGTTTACTTTTGTTCCTCCGGACCCAACCTTGATTTTATCCCATCTCTTGGGATCGTCAGGACAAGTAGATGTAGCCCACTTTGCTTTGTGCTCTATCAAGCACCCGCATAGCCCGCATCTTTCTACATCCTTTTTCAGGTTCTCACAGCTGTAGCATGCTTTGAGTCTGTCCTCGTACTGCTTAGCAGTTACGTGTGGGGCACCTTGTTTTGCGTACTCTACTGCTTCTTTGACGAAGCCTTTCACCATTTTGTATATAGAAGGCATTACGAGTTGATTTCTATGATGACTTGTTTATTGCGCTCAAGTAATTTAGTTGTTTTGTACCCATCTTTAGTTTTTTGGATGGCACCTTTATCTTTAAGGCGCTTGACATAGATGTTGAGCGTGTTCGGGTTATCTATGCTGAGCTTATCCGCTACAACCTTTTTGTTGTCTATGGAGCACAGGTCTACAGTACTGCTGTTGTCTATGAACAGAGCCAGCACTTCCAGTTCCTTATCTGTGAGTTCAAGTATGCCGTTGAATACTTGTAGGAACTGATACGTAGTAGTGGGTTGGATTTTAATCTTGCGTGTCATTGAATGCAATCTTTGCTCTCCCGTCTATGACGGAGATGGTGGATCGTTGAGATTGTTTGTTGAACTCCTCGATGTATTCCTGTATGTTTTCCCTTGTTACAAGAAATGATAGGAATACTTCTAACTCTTTTGCAGCACGAGTTAACCCGATCAGTGATTGGTCGGCTTTAGACTCTGCTTCTCTGAGCTTATCGAAGTCTTTGATAGGTATAGTGACTGTACCAGTCATTCGAATCTCCCACAGATTTGGAACTCATTGACCATTACGTAGTCCTCCCCGTTAACGTCAATGACTAGTCCTTCAGTTGTAGGGTGCACCATTACTGTGTCTCCTGCTTTTATCTGCTCGCAGGTTGGACCGACAGCTACTACTTTCATTACGTTCTTACGTAACGTGCGCTCAGCTCCTCCTGTTAGGAGGATACCGGATTCAGTTTGATTCTCTTTTTGTAGAGGGAGTACTACCCAATCCCGGGTAGGATGAAAGTTAAATGCCATAATGCTTGGTTTATGGCAAATATAAAGAAAATACTTATAGTATGTCTTTAAACTTTTCAGACACCTTGAAGGAGGGGCAGGCTTTCTTTGAGAACTCGTTGTGCCCGTGTATGGAGAGTTGCTTGTCTGACACCATACGTAGAGAGTAGATGAGCTCCCTTGTAGCGTGCTCCTGCTGATCAGTCATAGTGTCTTTAGCTACCCACTGACCTTTCTCATTCTTTTCTTTGGCTACGCCCCCGATGTAGCATATCCCGATAGAGTCTTTGTTATGACCTTTAGTATGAGCCCCTGATCTGTCTATCGGTCTTCCAGCTTCTATACAGCCTTCGATATCTATGACGTAGTGATACCCGATATCGCTCCAACCTTTCTTCATATGCCAATCTCTGATCGTGGCAGCAGTTACGTGTCTACCTTCTGGGGTAGCTGAACAGTGAATGATAATGCGGTTAATCTCTCTCATAACTATACAATTTTCCCCCTTAGGTTTTTCTGTCTAACAATGGATTTCCGCTCGCCGTGTTTAGCCTACGTGGGGGCATTTCTTTCAGCCTATAGCCTTGTTCCCACCCGAGTTTTATACCATCGCACTTTTCGAAACTACCGGGGACGACTTTCAG